GTCTACCGGACTGTCCCGAAGGGCGTGCGGGCGAACCTCTTGTGGCGCAGGGAGGTGTTGCGTTGGGGTGCGGAGAGCGAGCGCGGGGCGAACGAGTTGGTGGAGATGTGCCGTCGGGACGTGCGGTTTTTCGCGAATGCGTTCTGTTGGCTGCACGAGCCTCGCCCGAACTTGGGGATGCCGAGTTCGTTGCCGTTCGTGACGTATCCGTATCAGGACGAGGCGTTGCTGGAGGTGGATGCGTGCTTGGGGCAGGAGGACTTGGTGATCGAGAAGAGCCGCGACATGGGGGTGTCGTGGCTGGTGTTGGTGGCGATGGTGAGGAGGTGGCTGTTCGAGTTCGAGCAGACGTTCGGGTTGACGTCGCGGACGGAGGATTACGTTGATAATGGTGGCGACCCGAAGAGCCTGTTCTACAAGGTGCGGTTCATCGTGGATCGGTTGCCGATGTGGATGTTGCCGGGGAGGGGTGCGGACATCGCGCGGAAGCACATGGCGTTGGTGAACTTGGAGAACGGGAGCATCTTTGTCGGCGAGGCCCCGACGGCGAACATGTTCCGCGGCGGTCGGTTGACGGCCATGATGGCGGACGAGTTGGCGGCGTTCCCGCGGGACATGGGGTACGACGTGATGAGGTCGACGCGCGACGTGACGCCGTGCCGGATCTTTCCGTCGACGCTGGGGAAGAACGCGGGTGCGTTCGAGGAGGTGGCGTTGCGGACGTCGATCAGGAAGCTGACGCTGCACTGGTCGCGTCATCCGGAGAAGGCGAGGGGGGGGACGGTGCTTCCGAACGGGAAGCGGACGAGCCCGTGGTATGAGCGTGAGGTGTCGCGGTGCGTGAGTGCCGGGGAGGCCGCGCGGGAGTTGGACATCGACTATCAGGCGGCGACGAGCAGCTATTTCGATCCGTTGAAGCTGGCGACGCTGTCGACGTACACGCGGAGGGCGTTGCGGACGGGGATCTTGCAGGTGAATGCCGACACCGGTGAGGTGTTGCAGTGGAAGGACGACGCGCGCGGGAGCGGTCGGCTGTGGGGGAGCTTTGACCTGAACGGGATGTGGCCGCGGGACAGGGATTACGTGATGGGTGTGGACGTGTCGAGCGGGATCGGGAACACGAGTTCGGTGATTCAGGTGGTGGATGCGAGCACGGGCGAGCAGGTGGCGGAGTTCTGCGACGCGAACGTGTTGCCGCACCAGTTGGCGGTGCTGGCTGCGGGGTGGGGGGAGTGGTTCACGGGGAGGTCGGGTCCGGCGTTGTGCGTGTTCGAGAACGCTGGGCCGGGTCAGGTGTTCTGTTCGGCGTTGTGGCAGGTGGGGTATCGGCGGTTCTACATCAGGAAGGCTGAGGATGAGGTGGGGATGCCGAGTCTGACGAAGCTGGGGGTGCACCCGAACAAGGGGATCAAGGAGTGGATGATGGGTGCGTTCCGGCAGATGGTGTATGCGGGATCGCTGACGGTGCGGAGCAGGGAGGCGATCGACGAGATGAGGCGGTTCGTGTACACGGACAAGGGTTCGATCGAGCACACGGAGGCGATGAAGGGGGACGGGGCGACGGGTCGGAGCAACCACGGGGATCGGGCGAGCGCGTTGGCGCTGTGTGCGGTGGGTTTGGGCGGCTCGGGGATGAGGTTGGGTCAGCCGATAACGGAGGAGAGGCCGTTGGGCGACTTCGGGAGGCGCTTCGTCGCGCGTCAGAGGGCGTTGGCGTTGGCCGCACGCGATTCGGAAGGCTGGTGACATGGCACGTCGCGACATGGACAGGCTGAAGGTGTCGATGCGGTGGTCGCGTCAGGCGATGCTGCGGTATCGGCAGAAGCGGTTGGAGATGGTGCGGATCGTGCTGGGGGGTCACTGGAACGAGGCGAGCGTCCCGGACAGGCAGCCGCTGAACATGATCGAGCTGACGTTGCGGGTGTGGACGCGGAACCTGATCGCGCGTGCCCCGAAGGCGCGGGTGGTGGCGCGGCGGAAGCAGTCGCGCCCGCTGGCGAAGAGCTTCGAGCTGGTGATGGACGACGTCGTCAGGGAGATGGCGTTGGGGAAGTCGCTCGAGGCGGTGGTGGTGGACGCGATGTGGAGCCCGATGTCGGTGATGAAGTGCGGGATCACGGAGTCGGGTCTGAACGAGGCGATGGGTGCGTTGCATGACGCGGGGTTGCCGTATGCGGACCCGGTCGACTTCGAGGATCTCGTGGTCGACATGGCGGCGAACGACTGGGAGTCGATGCAGTACGTGGGGAACCGGTACGTGATGCCGCGGGAGGCGCTGCTCGGGTCGAAGCTCTTCAAGGTGAAGGAGAAGGATCTCGCCGAGACGGCCAACCCGGTGTTCTACGGGGAGTTCGGCGAGGAGCGGACGCAGGATCTCCAGAAGCAGGGAGTCGGCTGGAGCGGGGACCGCTTCACCGAGCCGATGGTGCAGCTTCAGGACGTCTGGATGACGCGCGACCGCTGCATGTACACGTTCGTCCTCGATGACGGCGGTCAGGTGATCGGCGACGCGATCCGCGAGGCCGAGCTGGACTGTCCCGAGGAGGGGCCGTACGTCCAGTTGAAGTACGGGAAGGGCCGGATGCTGATGGGGTTGCCGCCCTTGGCGAACCTGCGGGACCTGTCGGATGCGATGAACGCGAGCTTCCGGAAGCTGATGAGGCAGCAGGCGCGCCAGAAGGTCGTCGGGATCGTGCAGTCCGGGAACGACAAGGACGCGACGACGATCAGGGATGCGTCGGACGGGGAGATCGTCCCGGTCGAGCGTCCGGGCGACGCGCGGGAGATGAAGTTCGGAGGGATCGACCAGGCGAGCCTCGTGTTCGCCATGCAGATGAAGGACATGTTCTCGTTCCTCGCCGGCAATCTGGTCGCGCAGGGCGGCTTGGGCGAGGTGGCTGACACGCTTGGACAGGACGAGATGATCCGTGCGAGCGCGTCGCAGACGATCGCGGACATGCAGGCGACGACGGTCGAGTTCGCGAAGCGGGTGTTGAGGCAGGTGGCGACGTACGTCTGGTACGACCCCGAGCGGACGTATCTGGTCGAGAAGCCGATCGGGGACAGCGGTATCACCATTCCGGTCGACGTGAAGCCGTCGGACCGAGAGGAGGCGTCATGGCTCGAGATGGAGTTCGACATCGTTCCGGGGTCCATGCAGGAGGAGTCCAACGCGCAGCGTCTGAAGAGCCTGATGGGCGCGTTCGACAAGCTGACGCAGGCGTACCCGGCGATCCAGCAGCAGGGATTGCAGCTGGACATGAAGGGTTTCAACGACCGGGTGGCGGAACTGTCGAACAACCCGGACATCGCGGATCTTCTGGTCCCGGCCGGGATGCCCCCGATGCCGCAGGGGATGGGTCAGGACGCCGAAGGCGTGGGCGGGGTTCCCCCCGGCGGGGCTCCTCCGGGCCAGATGGTCAGGAGTCCGCCGATGGCACCGACCACGCGGCGGGAGTACATCAGGAAGAGCACCGCGACGGGCGGGACCCCGGAGGCGAGGTCGACGGTGTTGCAGCAGGCGCTGGCCGGGAAGGGCGTGACGCCGCAGAACGCGGGGCTCCTGAGTCGGAACTCGTGACGATGTACAGGCGGAGCGTCGAGACGGGCAACTGGGTCGTTCAGGACCTGATCCGCCGGAAGGCGGGTGCGGAGTTGCAGGCGACGTTCGACGCGATCGACCTCCAGCCGGTATAACGTGGACTTCTTCTCCTCCTCTCACGGGGGCCGGGTGGCGCAGGGATGCGCGCCCGGCCCTTTTTCGTGCGCTGTGCGTTTGGGCAAGATGGCCCGCTTTCACGCAACCCGGCGGTTGCCGATAAGCGTTGCCATGCCGACGTACTGCTACCGAGACCCGCAAGGGGACTTGGTCGAGATCACGATGAGCGTGGCCGAGAAGGCCGAGCGCGAGCGAAACGGCGTCCTCGTCGAGGGCGGCGTCCGGTTGGAGCGCGACATCGCGGCCGAGCACGCACCGCAGCGCGGGAACGCCTTCTGCGGTGCCACATGGCCGATGGAATCGGACGCCTTGGGCGTGGCGTGCCCGTCGGAGATCCCGGCGGCGATGGCCGACGCGCGGGCGAGGGGCGTCAACCTGAACTTCACGCGCGACGGTCGCGCGATCCTGGAAAACCCGGCGCACCGCCGACAGGCGATGAGGGCGTACGGGTACTTCGACAAGGCGGGGTATTGCTGATGGACGAAAGCGAATACATGAAGTCGGTGGAGGGCGGGCTGATCGACCGCGCGGCGGCGACGCCGACGGACGCCGACAAGGCCGCGCTGGAACGGTTGGACATCTCCGACCCGTCGGGCGCGGAGGACGACGACGCGGGCGAGCCGCACGTCGAGGAGGAGGCGGAGGTCGCGCTGCCGGAGGGCGGCGAGGACGCGATGGAGGAGGCGCAGCGGTACGGATTCAGCCCGGACGAGGCGCGGATCCTCGCCGCGAACGGGCTCGTGACGCGCATCCGCTCGATGCGGGAGTCGATCGAGTCGAAGGGGAAGGGAACGGAACAAGGTCAGGAGGCCAAGGCCACCGAGCAGGCGGTCCCGGACGGAGCCGATCCGTCCGATGCGTCGCTCGTCGAGACGGTCAAGGCGCTCCGGCGGGAGCTTCAGGAGGTGAAGGCCCGATTCGGGCGCGTCCCGGACGCGATCGACGACCACATCATCGCCTCCGGTCGCGGGAGCCTGTTCGGCGACGGTCGCTACGTCGACCCGGACAGCCAGCATGCCGAGAACCGGACGCTGGTCCGCGACACCGTGGAGACGCTCGAGGCCGGACTCCGTGCCAAGGGCAAGGCGGTTCCGCCCGTTGCGGAACTGGTCAGGCGCGCGATGGCGATGAACTTCGGGGACGCCCCGAAGGACGCACGCCAGGCGGCCGTCTCCAAGCGACAGCAGAGTTTCACCGCACGCCCGTCGTCGGTGCGCGAGCCGGAGCTTCCCCTCGGGGAGGACCGTGCCCGCGCGTCGGTCGGGGCCAAGCTGCGGTCCTACGGATTCAAGGGGTAACAAGCCATGCCTTTGCAGGCAGAACAGATCAACGACCTCATCACCACCACGCTGAAGGATCTCGGCTGGCTGAAGTGGACCGACATCATGTCGAACCTTCAGGAGCACATCGCCCTTCCCCGCCTCCTCGACAAGAAGAAGGTCGGGTTCTCGGGCGGCACGGGCATCCAGTGGAACCTCCAGAAGACCCGCACGGGCAACGCCCGCATGACGGGCATGTTCAACACGGCGAACATCAACATCGCCGACACCATGACGACCGCGAACGCGCCGTGGCGGCACTGCACCACGGGCTACGTGTTCGACAAGCGCGAGTTCCTGATGAACTCCTCCTCGGCGACCCGCATCGTCGACCTCGTGAAGGCGCGCCGCGCCGAGGCGATGGTCGACCTCGCGGAGCTGCTCGAGGTTCAGTTCTGGGGCAAGCCGGCGTCGAGTTCCGACGAGAACATCTGGGGCGTCGGGCTCTACATCGTCTACGACAACTCCGCGACGGCGGGCACGTTCGCGCTCAACACGTCGCTCCCGAGCGGGTTCTCGGATGTCGCTGGCATCGTCCCGTCGACCGTCACCCGCTGGGCGAACGGATCGGGCAGGTACTCGACGATCGACACCACGAACGCGACCACGAACCTGATCCGCCTGTGGCGCACGGCCAACCGCAAGTCGGGCTTCAAGAGCCTGCCTGCGGCTGGCGTCCCGCAGTACGCGATGGGCTCGCCGCGCTACGAGCACTTCGTCAACGAGGCGACGATCAACCAGCTCGAGTACGTGCTGATGCAGCAGAACGACAACCTCGGGAGCGACCTGGACTCGAAGAACGGCCAGACGACCTTCCAGCGGATGCCGGTCATCTACGTCCCGTACCTCGACTACTGCAACCAGAACCCGGTGTTCGGCATCGACTGGAACTCGTTCCAGCCGGTGTTCCTCGAGGGCAACTACATGGCGGAGTCGACGATCGGCGTGGGGCAGAACCCGCTCCAGCCGCTGGTCAGCTCGACGACCGTGGACACGACCCTGAACATCCGCTGCACCGACCGCCGCAAGAACTTCGTCCTCAGCGACAGCGCGAGCGCGATGAGCTTCTCGGCACTCACCTCGTAAGAAAGAACGGAGACAGATCCAATGTCATACCCCTTCGGATACAACAGCGCGAGCATCCTGTTCCCGCCGGACGGGCTGAACCCCGCGAACTACATGGTCGACATCGACCACATGTTCACGGTCGGCCTGACGGGCGACCCGTCGCTCGCGGCGAAGTACGTTCTCCGGCAGGAGAGCAGCACCAACGGCGGCACCGTGTCGATCCTGACCCAGACGGTCGACGGCCACCCCGGCATCGCGAACGTCGCGCCCGGCTCGGCGGCGGGTGGCCGCATCCAGATGGAAAGCGCGAGCTTCCTCTGTGCGGACGACAACCCGATCAAGCTGGAGGCGTACTGCTCGTTCGTGACGGGCGGGACGTACTTCATCGGCTGGTCGGAGCTTCGCGCGACCAACGCGACGGTAGGCACATCGTCGGGCTTCACCGCGACCGTCCACGGCGCGGGTTGCCTGATCCAGACCGACGACAAGATGGACGTGATCGCGTTGGGCGCTGGCGACACCGCGTCGACCAACCTGACCGACCAGTACACCTTCACCGCAGGCACCTGGTACCGGATCGGCGTCGAGACCTTCCCGCTGTACACGAACATCTACGTGAACGGCAAGATCGCGTCGAAGATCACGCACACCTCGCTGGCCGCGCTCCCCTGCACGCCATGCGTCGGTTGCCTCGGCTCCGGCACGACCAAGATCCTGTCCGTCGACTACATCGGCACCGCGACCGGCGTCGGCTGATCCATCACTCCCCTCTCCCCGTCCGTGCCGGAAACGACACGGGCGGGTTTCCCGCCAACACAGGAGCCAGAATGAAGCGAATCGCTTGGCTGATCGCGTCCGCAGTCTCCCTCGCAATCGCCGGTCTCAGCCACGGCGACGACGTTGTGCTGCACTCTTGGGGCGTCGAATTTGTCGAAACCTCGGGCAGTGACGTCGTCGCGCGCGACATGATCGTCGTAGACCCGTGGGAGTTCGACCTCGCGATCGACTACGCGATCGACTACGCGATCGAGGACCCGCCGACAGAGGACCCCGGCCCGGACATATGGGACTGCCTCGACGCGGCGCGTGCGGCCTGCACGTTCGGCGTGAAGCGGTTCTTCTTCTCGGCAGGTCCGCCTGAGGTCTGCGAGTTCGAGTGTGCGACCGGCACTGGCGGTGGATCGTGAACGCGACCGTCGTCACCGCATCGGAGAAGCGCGGCCCGATCGCGGCGTTCATGGCGAAGCACGTCACGGAAAGCAGGACGTTGAGCATTGAGGAGCCGGAAGGCTCCGACATGAACTCACCCTCGATCCAGACGACTAAGACGCACGTCGCGCTCCTCATCCCGAAGAACATGCTGTGGCTGATGCTGCTCGGCGGCGTCGTCGGCGGTCCGTCGCTGGCGACCTACCTCGCCAACCGCGCCGGCCTCGTGACGCAGACCGAGATGAAGACGGCGGTATCGGAGGCGGTCGCGGCGTCGCAGAAGGCAACGCAGGAATCGCTTCACGCGCTGATCGAGGACGCGGTGCGCAAGGCCGTCGAGAAGGCCGTCGACCCGATCGACAAGCGCGTGCGGACGATCGAGCGGAAGAACCCACCGAAGGAGACCCCATGATCCGGAACGCACTCTGCGGCCTCGCCGCGATGGTCGTCTTTCTTGCTGGCTGCGGCGCGACTCCAGCGCAACGCTGGGACGCGGCGACATCGGCGATGCAGACCGCCCGCGAGGTGACGATGACGCTCCACGTGGGCGGCGCGATCACCGACGACGACGTTCGCACCGTCCACAAGATCGACCTCGCCACGCGCGGGGCGCTCGACGTCGCGTACACGCAGCTCCCCGACGGCGGCGACACGTTCGAGAGCTACATGGCCGTCGCCCAGCAGGGCCTCATTGACGTCGCCAAGGTCTACGGCAAGCCCAAGGAGGTGAAGTGATGGACCCCATGACGATCGCAGCCGCGGTGACCGCGTTCTCGAGCCTCGCGAAGTTCATCGCGTCGCTGAAGGATTCCGACGTGACGCCCGAGCAGCTTCCGGTGAAGAAGGCGGCCGAGGACGTGAGCCGGCAGACGTTCGACGAGTACGTCGCGAAGCTGGGCGGATGAACGAGCCATCTCTGGCAAGGCGGGGGAGCGTCGAGGCGATGTCTCCCCCGCTTTCGTCTCCGTCCGTTGAGGCCGATATCTGACCTGTGGCCCAGTCGACGCTCAACCTCACGACGGCGGAGTTGCAGTCCTACGTCGCCCGCTTCTGCGGGATGAGTTCCACGACCTATTCGAGCCTCACGGCGTCGGAGCAGGCCGAGGTGGACCGGTTCGTGCGCGCCGGTCTGCGGCGCTTCTACAACCCTCCGCCTCTCGATGGCGAGCGTGTCGGGCACCAGTGGAGCTTCCTCTCCCCACGCGGGACGATCACGACCGTCGCCGATCAGGCGGCGTACGACCTCCCGGACGACTTCGCCGGGATCATCGAGGGCGTGCTGACGTGGGACACGGGCAACGCGAACCGCGAGCCGGTCCGGGTCGTGAGCGACGCGGTGTACAGGAAGGCGCTGCAGGTCGACACGGCGACGGGCAGGACGCGCATCGCGACGATCCTGCCGAAGTCAGACGCTGGCGACGTCGCGACGGACGGCACCCCCGACAACCCGACGGCGTTCGAGATCCTGCTGCACCCGATCCCCGACGAGGACGACCTCGTCCTGTCGTTTCGCTACATGGCGATCCAGGACGCGGTGACGAGCGGGATCGCCCCGATCGGCGGCGCGCTGCACGCGGACACGATCGTGGCGGCGTGCCGGTACGCGGCGTCGGAGATCGCGGAGCCGAAGCTCCAGCAGTACCACAAGGACATCTTCATGGAGCGGCTCGCGGCGAGCGTGTCGCTCGACAGGCGCATCACGAGCGTCAGTTCGCTCGGCTACAACGGCGACAACAGCGACGCCACGCGGTTCATCAAGCCGTTCCCGACGGCGACCGTGTACGGCGTCCAGTATTGAGGTGACAAGCCATGCAATTCGCAAATGTGTTCTCCGCGCTCAGGTCCATGTTCGCTTCCACGGGTGGGCGAGCTTTCGAGTGGTCGACATCCGCACCGTCAAACGGAGCCTCTGGATTCGCGGCCGGTGCGACATGGGTCCACTCGATCGCTGCCGGTTCCTCGAAGGAGTACATCAACGAGGGCACGGTCGCGAGCGCGTCGTGGGTCGTCAAGGGCACCCAGAGCTGAGTGATCCCACATGGCGACGATCGTCTCACTTGCCAAGCCGGGGACCGTCACGAGCGGCCTCATCCTGCCCGCGATCGGCGGCGGGAAGACCGACATCGCCGGCGTCGCGCAGGGCACGTTCCGCCTGCAGGCGCAGCGGTGGCGCATCGTGTCGGTGAACGGCGTGATGGAGACGACCGGCGACGGCGACCAGGCGGCGGCGTTCGAGGCGAACCTCCTGTTCGCGACGAAGGTCACGGTCTGGGGACACATGCTGGCCGAGCAGGCGCTCGGGTTCTCGTCGCTCAAGAGCACGTCCAACAACGGGACGTGGGCGATGAAGCTGGCGATGGGCTCGGCGCGGACGTTCTCTGCGTACGTCCTCTGCGAGGCGCTGGCGGTCGAGGCCGCGCACAACTCCGAGGTCGTCTCCGTGACGGCGGTGTTCCAGGTGACCAACACCAACCCGGCCGACATGGAGGGCACCTTGGGGAGCGCCGTGTGATGGACGAGAAGAAGAAGTGGAAGGACATCGAGGACGTTCCGGTGTCCGAGCTTCCCCCGCTGGCGGACCTGCCGAAGGAGGAGGTGCGGGCTGTCGCGTCCGAGGCGTCTCCGCCGTCGCAGCCGCAGTCTTCGGCCGCGTCGCCGGGTGGCGTCTACCAGTCGGACACGACGCTCCTGTCGATCCTCAACACCCTCACCCGCATCGAGCAGATGCTCTACCAGATGGCGAACTGACCCATGTCGCTCTCGACGATCGAGCTGGACATCCCCGGATCGTCGCTCACCTACGGCATCGCGTCGCAGTTCAACGACTACGCGGTGCGGGTGCATCTGGTGAAGTCGCAGACCACGCAGGACGCGGCGCTGACGGCGCTGCACACGTTGCAGGGCGTCGACTGGGACTATCACCACGTCATCCCGAACCTGCCGTTGCAGTCCGAGACGTGCCAGTACGCCGGCATCGACCGCTGGATGGTGACGCAGCGGTTCTGGCGCGGCCATTGGGACCTGAACAGGGAGTCGACGGCGATCCGCCAGAACTTCCGGTTCGAGGTGGACATGACGCCGGTGTTCATCAAGTCGAGCGCGTCGAAGACGAACGGCCTGCCGTACGTGTCCGATCCCGACCCGGCTGATTTCTACATGCTCCCACTGGAGCCAAACGACACACAGCGAAGCTATCTACTGCCCATCGCCTATATGTACGAGCGCCGGACGCTGAACATCGTGGACGTGCGGACCTACGACGCATACCCGATGACATCGGCGCAGGCGGCGGCGCTCGGGAAGGTCAACGACTCCAGCCTCGTCATCAACACGATCGGGCTGACGCTCGCGGCGAACACGTGCCGGTTCGTCGGGGCGGAGTTCGACATGATCTCGGACGGGACGGGCTCGACCGGGCGCTGGACCGGCGGGTTCCACTTCAAGGTCATCTCGGGCGGTCACTACCAGCAGAGGGCGTATTGGGACACGATTGCGCTGAAATGGAAGGTGGCGAACGACACCATGTTCGACTCGACCGACCTCTCGATCTTCTGAGCCATGAACGACACGAGCGGCAACTGGTTCCCGATCGGAAGGAAGCTGAAGCCGTTCAGCACGGAGTTCGCCCTCGCGCTGAGGCAGATGGCGGAGTTCCTGAACGAGGTCAGGACGTGGTGGCCCGCGATCCTTGGGAAGGTGAAGGAGCCTCGCGCGATGTTCGCTTCGGGCGTGGCGTCCGGAACGGCCGAGACGTGGGCGCTCCTCAACGCGACGTACTCGGGCTCGTTCACGACGGGCGTCGCGCCGACGGACTTGGGCGACGGGATCTTCGAGTACAAGGCGGTGCCGGTGAAGATCACGGGATACTCAGCCGGGGCATTCACCTACGCGCTCAACGACGATCCTCGGTTCGACTTCGAGGGAACGTCGGTGACGGTGCTAAACCCGCCGACGCACGAGAACGACGCGGACTGGAAGTACGCAGGAGTGAGCACGGGCGCGGGGAGCGACTACCCGGCCGGGTACGACATCCGTGGGATCGGCGAGGATCGCGTGGCCGCGACGTGGCATTCGGTGCTCGTGCGGATCGAGAAGCTGACGATCGACGCCGAGACGACGCTGTGGCTGTTCATGGCCGAGCCTGACCACGACGGTTCCTGCACGGACGCGGGCGTGGATGGGTTTGCTCCAGCATTCTTCGGGGGCAGTTGACCTATGGCGATCACCTACAAAGACCCTGTTCAGGTCGCGACCAGCGCGACGACGCTGACCGACCTGCTGACGACGACGGCGCAGGTCGTTGTTTCTACGGTGATCGTCTGCAATCGCGGCGGTTCGGCGACGACGTTCCGAATCTCGGTTGCACCTGCCGGGGCAGCCGACGCGACGAGCCAATACCTGTACTACGACGTGCAGATCGCGGCGAACGACACCATGAAGATCACCTTCGGACTGTCGATGGCGAGCGGGTCGAAGATCCGCGTCTACGCCGGGAACGCGAACCTGTCATTCAGCGCCTTCTACGCGGAGGTAACGTGAGTCAGGACCGGGCCATCGACATCCGGGCGAAGCGCGTCGACACTGACGGGACGCTCGCAGCGAACAGCGACCTCCTGATACCGTCGCAGAAGGCTGTGAGGGATTACGCCCGCCCAAACCCGTTCAAGGTGGCTCGGTTCTGGACGGAGGGGTGTAGCGCCGGTGACTTCGCGACGCTTTCGAGCGGAACTGGCGCTGGAACGACAGCCAATTCGGCGAACTCTGACGCAACTCACCCCGGAACGCTTTCGTCGTCAACGGGTTCCACGGGGACAGGTCGGTCTGCGGCGTGCTACATCGAGTCGTCAGCAATCCAGTTCGGTACGTACGCATGGAGCGCATCTGGATGCTTCAAGATCCCGACGCTCTCGGACGGGACCGAGACCTTCTCGGTGATGATCGGGTTCAACGACTCGTTCACGAGCACGACATACACGGACTGCGCGTGCTTCCGCTACCAGCACTCCGCGAACAGCGGGAAGCTGGAGTGCCTGACAAGAAGCAACTCGACCGGTAGCCCAACGGACTCCGGCGTGACGATCGTCGCCGGAACGTGGGTCAGCTACGAGATCAAGGTCAACGCGGCGGGCACTTCGGTCGAGTTCTGGTTGAATGGGTCTCTCGTCCAGACGCACTCAAGCGACATCCCGACCGGATCGTCTCGCGTGCTTGGGTTCGGCCACAACATCGTGAAGAGCGCTGGCCTGACGGCGCGGACGCTCATCACGGACTGCTGTCTCGTCGAGGGTCTGGTGACGCGATGAGCCTTCACCGATCATGCTGCCCGTGCGGCGACTGCTACG